GTGAGATATACGAGATACAAAACTTGTGTATAGCATTGCCAAAGCAAAGCAACGTACATAAGTTTGACAACGACCGTTGGCAAGTTACACCGTACCCAAAGCAATTAAAGTCTATAAAAAGCATATTTGACTGGCGTGGTAAAGATGAATCATTCAAATCAAACTGGGAAGATTATATAGACGAAGAGTTTAACAGGAGAGACAATGGCTTTTGGTTTTACAACAACGGTAAACCAACCTATATAACAGGTACACATTACATGTACCTACAATGGTCTAAGATCGATGTTGGTAACCCTGAGTTTAGGGAGGCAAACAGATTGTTTTTTATATTCTGGGAAGCTTGTAAAGCTGACGAAAGATGCTACGGTATGTGTTATTTAAAAAACCGTCGTAGTGGTTTTTCGTTTATGGCAAGCGGTGAAGTTGTTAATATGGCAACAATAAGCTCAGACGCTAGGTTTGGTATATTATCAAAAACAGGTGCTGATGCGAAAAAAATGTTTACAGATAAGGTTGTGCCTATATCTGTGAATTACCCGTTTTTCTTTAAACCCATACAAGACGGTATGGACCGTCCAAAAACAGAGTTGGCGTATAGAGTGCCAGCGTCAAAGCTTACTAGAAAATCTATATCAAACACAGATTCAAGAGAGGAGCTAGAGGGTCTTGATACTACCATAGACTGGAAGAACACTGGTGATAACAGCTATGATGGTGAAAAATTAAAGTTGTTAGTACACGATGAAAGCGGTAAATGGGAGAGACCTGATAACATACTTAATAACTGGCGTGTAACAAAGACATGTCTAAGACTTGGTGGTAGGATTATCGGTAAGTGCATGATGGGATCAACATCTAACTCTTTAGACAAAGGTGGTGATAACTTCAAAAAACTGTACAACGACTCTGACGTAACAAATAGAAACAGAAATGGTCAGACAAAATCTGGCTTATACTCTCTGTTTATACCAATGGAGTGGAACTACGAAGGTTTTATGGATGTTTATGGTTATCCTGTTTTTGATACACCAGAACAAGGTGTTGAAGGACCTTACGGCGATTATATATATGAAGGTGTTATACAGTATTGGGAAAACGAGGTAGAGGGTTTGAAACAAGACCAAGAGGGCTTGAACGAGTTTTACCGCCAGTTTCCAAGAACAGAAGAGCACGCTTTTAGAGATGAGATGAAAAACAGCTTGTTTAATCTTGTCAAGATATATGATCAAATAGATTACAACGAGGGTTTAAGAAGCTCTGGCGTGCTTAACAGGGGCAACTTTCAATGGCGCAACGGGGTTAAAGATACTGAGGTAGTTTTTTACCCAGACTTAAACGGTAGGTTTAAAATTTCCTGGATTCCACCTAATAATCTCAAAAACAATGTAATTCTTAAGAATGGCATTAAATACCCAGGAAATGAACATGTCGGTGCTTTCGGTTGCGATAGTTATGACATTTCAGGAACTACCGACGGTAAAGGCTCGAAAGGAGCATTGCACGGACTTACAAAGTTTAGCATGGAAGATGCTCCACCGAGCACGTTCTTTTTAGAATACATAGCTAGACCACAGACAGCTGAGATATTTTTTGAAGATGTTTTAATGGCTTGTGTTTTCTACGGTATGCCTTTACTTGCAGAAAACAACAAACCAAGACTACTGTATCACTTTAAAAGACGTGGTTACAGAGGTTTTTCAATGAATAGGCCAGATAAAGTTTGGAACAAGCTTTCTACTACAGAAAAAGAAATAGGTGGTATACCAAACACCAGTGAAGATATTAAACAAGCCCACGCTGCAGCTATTGAAATGTATGTAGAAAACTTTGTTGGTTACAAAGAAGCAGATGATACATATGGTACAATGTACTTTAACGATACGCTTAACGACTGGGCTAAGTTTGATATAAATAAAAGAACAAAACACGATGCATCTATTAGCTCTGGTCTAGCCATTATGGCTTGTAACAGACATTTGTATGCACCCGTAGCACAAGTACAAAGAGAGAAAATAAACTTAGGTATAGCTAGATTTAAAAACAACGGCTATACTTCTGAATTAATTAAAAAATAACGATGGCTGAATCAATTGTAAAAAGTTATTTTCCTAGCCAAGTAGCTAGCGATATAGAGAAAGCAGGTTTTGATTATGGTATCAAAGTAGCTAGAGCTATTGAGCATGAGTGGTTTAGGAGAGACTCTGGTGTTAACAGGTTTTACAATAACCAAAATGTTTTTCATAATTTAAGATTATACGCTAGAGGTGAACAATCAATTCAAAAATACAAAGATGAGTTGGCTATCAATGGTGATCTTTCTTATCTAAACCTAGACTGGAAACCAGTGCCTATTATACCTAAGTTTGTAGATATCGTGGTAAACGGTATGTCTGAAAGGGTTTTTGACATTAAAGCTTTTTCACAAGACATCTACGGTGTTTCTAAAAGAACAGCTTACATGGAGTCTGTTATTAGAGACATGCAAACAAAGGAGCTTAACAATTACGTTAAAGATGCTTTTGGTATTAACTTGTTTGAAAATAACCCAAGTGAACTTCCAGATTCTCAAGAAGAGCTAGAGGTTCACATGCAACTTAATTACAAGCAGGGTATTGAAGTAGCTGAAGAACAAGCTATTAATGTTGTTTTTAACCAGAGTAACTATGAAAACGTGAGAAAGAGAGTTAATTACGATCTCACAGTTTTGGGTATTGGCTGTGTTAAGGACAGTTTTACTAAGAGCGAAGGTATTAAAGTAGAGTATGTGGATCCCGCGGACTTAATATACTCTTACACTGAGTCACCATATTTTGATGATATTTACTACGTTGGTGAGGTAAAGAACATACCTATCAATGAGATTAAAAAGCAGTTTCCTGATCTAAACAATGAAGATTTAGAAAAAATACAGGGACAAGGTATTCAAAGCACTAGGTTGTATACTAGCGGTGTCTCTGAGTCTAATGAAGACGACACTAACACAGTGCAAGTGCTTTATTTCAACTACAAAACCTACGCTAACGAGGTTTACAAGGTAAAAGATACCGCTACAGGTGGTTCTAAGATTATTATTAAGGACGATCAATTTGACCCACCACCAGAAATTCAAGAGCAGTTTTCTAAATTATCAAGATCTCTAGAGGTGGTTTACGAAGGTGTTTACATCTTGGGTACAGACATGTTATTAAAGTGGGAGATCGCTAAAAACATGCTTAGACCTAAAAGTGATACAAGTAAAGTTAAAATGGGCTACAGCATCGTGGCGCCTAGAATGTATAAAGGTCGTATTGAGTCTATTGTTAGTAGAATCACTGGTTTTGCCGATATGATCCAGCTTACACACCTTAAACTACAACAGGTGTTATCTAGAATGGTACCAGATGGTATTTACTTAGATGCTGATGGTTTAGCTGAGGTTGATTTAGGTAACGGAACTAACTATAACCCACAGGAAGCACTTAATATGTTCTTCCAAACAGGTTCTGTTATTGGTAGATCGTTTACAAGCGAGGGTGATATGAACCCCGGTAAAGTACCTATTCAAGAGATTACAAGTGGATCTGGCGGTAATAAGATACCTCAATTGATCAACACGTACAACTATTACCTTCAAATGATTAGAGATGTTACTGGCTTGAACGAGGCCAGGGACGCATCAACACCTGCGAAAGACGCTTTAGTTGGTGTACAGAAATTAGCGGCTGCTAATTCAAACACGGCTACTAGGCATATCTTACAAGCAGGTCTATACTTGACTGTAGATGTTGCTGAGAAAATATCTCTAAGAATATCAGATGTAATTGAGTATTCGCCAACTAGAGAAGCCTTTGTTCAGAAAATAGGCGCATTTAACGTCGCTAACTTAGCTGAGCTTGATAATTTGCATTTGCATGATTTTGGTATATTTATAGATATCGCACCAGATGAAGAGGAAAAACAGTTGTTAGAAAACAACATTCAAATGGCTTTGGCTCAGCAGACTATCGAGCTAGAAGATGCTATTGATATTAGAGAGGTTAAAAACCTAAAGTTAGCTAACCAACTGTTAAAGGTAAGAAGAAAGCGTAAAAAAGAGAGAGATCAGCTAATGGCTCAGCAAAACATGCAAGCACAAGCTCAGGCTAACGCGCAAACTCAGCAAGCTACAATTGCTGCTGAAGCACAAAAAATTCAGGTTGATACCCAAGCTAAAGCTCAGTTAGAGCAGCTTAAGTCTGAGTTAGCAAGCAAGAGACTTGAACAGGAAAAGCAAGCCAAGAAAGAGCTGATGCAGTATGAGTTTGAGATCAACATGAAGCTCAAGGGCATGGAAGCTGAGATTTACAAAAACAAAGAGGGTTTTAAAGAAGATAGAAAAGACGAAAGAACCAAAATACAAGCTAGTCAACAAAGCGAGTTGATTGAGCAAAGAAAGTCTGGAACACCTCCTAAAAAGTTTGAGTCAGCTGGTAATGATATAATTAGTGGTGATTTCAAATTAGGTTCTTTTGAACCCAAGTAATATATAACCTATAGATTTTTTTAATATTTTATTTTATGGAAGAGCAAACTAACAGTATGCAAGAGCAAGAGGCTCAGGCTGATGACAACGTTGTCAAAGTAGATTTAAGAAATTTTAACAAAGAAGAAAATGCCGTACAAAGCGAAAATGCCGAAGAAACCGGGGTGCGGGTGTCTGACAATGATGTGTCAGTGCCAGAGTCAAGCGATGCCGGTAGCGATAACACAGAAAGCGCAAACACCGTTGAAGAAGGGGTGCAGCAGCGCAGCGAAGATGTCGCCTCACAAAATGACGGTGAGCCCGCTAGCGAAGTACGGGTGCTCGAGGAAGTAACAGAGGAACCTAGCGTACAAGAGCAGGTTAACGAGGTTCAACCAGAGCCTAGTGTGGTACAAGAACAACCACAAACACAACTTCCAGAGAACATCGAAAAGCTAGTGGAGTTCATGAATGACACTGGTGGTACACTGGAAGACTATGTAAAGCTAAACACTGATTTTAGCGAGTTAGATGAAAAAGAGCTAATTCGACAATACTACGAATCAAAGTACACGGCTTACGACAAAGAAGATATTGATTTCTTGTTATCTGATAAATTTGATTTTATCGAAGATATAGATGATGAGTATGAAGTAAAGAGAAAGAAGCTTGCTTTTAAAGAAGAGGTAGCTAACGCTAGAAAACATTTTGAATCAACAAAGTCTAAGTACTACGATGATATTAAAAGTGGCTCAAAGCTTACTACTGATCAACAAAAAGCGGTAGATTTCTTTAATAGGTATAACGAGGAGCAAGAGCAGCAGCAACAGCTTATTCAGAAGCAGCAACAGAGATTTGTGCAACAAACAGAAAATGTCTTTAACAAAGATTTCAAAGGTTTTGATTTCAACGTAGGAGACAAGCGTTTTAGGTACAATGTCAAAGATGCGGAACAGGTTAAGCAAAACCAAATGGACTTGAACAACTTTATCGGAAAGTTTCTTGATAAAGACAACACCATTGGCGATGCGGGTGCATACCACAAAGCCTTGTTTACAGCAATGAATGCTGATGCTATCGCTAACCACTTCTATGAGCAGGGTAAAGCAGATGCTATTTCTGATAGTATCTCTAGATCAAAGAACGTAGACATGGCACCTAGAGGTCAACACGAGGGTGTTACCAAAGCTGGTGGTATGACAGTTCGTGCTATTAGCGGTGATAGTGGCTCAAAACTTCGCGTTAAGTTCAATAAATAGTAACAACTCTAAAAAATAAATAATCATGAGTTTTGCAACTGGTGGAGCGTATCCTGCTGGATTAACTCCTTCCCCAACAAAAACACTGTTTGATGGTAACTACCTATCAATCGGTGACAATGACTTTAACTTCACTAAGCAATTCTTGCCTGAAGTTTACGAAAAAGAAGTTGAGCGTTACGGTAACCGTACTGTCTCTGCTTTCTTACGTATGGTCGGTGCTGAAATGCCAATGGCTTCTGACGAAGTCGTATGGACAGAACAAGGTCGCTTGCACGTAGCTTACGATGACGCAAAAATCGCTACTGTAAACACCAACACTGATAATACGATCAACATTACTGGTCACGCAATCCGCGCTAACCAAACTATCGTAGTTGCTAAAGGTTACGATACTGTACGTGCGTTTGTTAAGTCTGTTGCTACTAACAGCATCGAGGCGTTTCCTTACGATAGCGACACTTGGCCTGCTGGCTTTGTTGCTGCTGGTACAAACCCAGATTTGAAAGTATTTGTTTTCGGTTCTGAGTTCGGTAAAGGTGCTGCAGGAATGGCTGGATCTATTGATGCAGGTTTCCAAAAATTCAGCAACTCTCCGATCATCATGAAAGACAAGTATTCTATCAATGGTTCTGACACTGCTCAGATCGGTTGGGTTGAAGTTACTTCTGAGATCGGTACTTCTGGTTACCTATGGTACTTGAAGTCTGAGCACGAAACACGCATCCGTTTCGAAGACTACTTGGAAATGACTATGGTTGAAGCAGAAAAATTCACTGCAACAACTGCTGTTAACGACGCTGCTGGTAACGCATTGCGCGGTACTGAAGGTTTGTTCGCTGCTATCGAGTCTCGCGGTTTGGTATTCAACGATCACGACTTTGACAACACGTCTGGTTACACTGCATTGGCTGAGTTTGACTTGATCTTGAAAGAGCTTGACAAGCAAGGTGCAATTGAAGAAAACATGTTGTTCTTAGATCGCGGAACTTCTCTAGCGATTGATAACATGTTGGCTCGTCAGAACGCTTACGGAACTGGTGGTACTTCTTACGGGGTATTCAACAACTCTGAGGACATGGCCTTGAACTTAGGCTTCTCAGGTTTCCGTCGTGGTTCTTACGACTTCTACAAAACTGACTGGAAATACTTGAATGATGCTGCAACTCGCGGTATGACTCAGGACATCGACGGTGTGTTGGTTCCTGCTGGTGTTTCTACAGTTTACGATCAAGTACTAGGAAGAAACATTCAGCGTCCGTTCTTGCACGTTCGCTACCGTGCTTCTGAAACCGATGATCGTCGCATGAAGTCTTGGATCACTGGTTCTGTTGGTGGTAACTACACCAGCGACATTGATGAGATGAACGTTCACATGCTTTCTGAGCGCTGTCTATGTGTTCAGGGTGCGAACAACTTCGTTCTACTCAAAGATACCTCTGCTTAATTAGTGGTATAAAATTGTAAGTACAGCCCCTGCCTCGTGCGGGGGCGTATTTACGTTTAATCTTTTATTTTATTTTATCATGGCAAAAAAACAAGCCCCAGCTAATGACTGGGAAATTAAAGACAGGGTTTACTATTTAGTTTCAAGAAAAAAACCCCTGATATTGAGCATTCCATCAAAACACACGCAAAAAAGACCTTTAATGTGGTTTGATGAAAATCTAGGTTACGAAAGAGAACTTAGATACGCTACAAATCAAAAATCACCGTTTGTTGATGAGCAAGAAGGAACTGCTACTTTAGAGCACATTATTTTTAGAGACGGTACTTTGTTTGTACCAAGAGCTAAACAAGCTCTACAGAAACTTCTATCGCTTTATCACCCTCATAGAGGCGCTATTTACGAAGAGCTAGACGCTGTAAAAGAAGCTTCAAGCGATCTTGATTACATGGAAATGGAGCTGTATGCTTTAAACATGGCACACGACATGGATATCGATCAATCAGAAGCTATCTTAAGAGTTGAAATGGGATCTGAAGTAAATAAAATGACCTCTAAAGAGATCAAGCGTGATATTTTACTTTACGCTAAGCGTAATCCTAGAACATTTATTGCTTTAGCTCAAGATGATAATGTACAAGTTAGAAACTTTGGTATCAAAGCTGTTGAGCAAGGAATATTGAAGCTAGCAGATGATCAAAGAACCTTTAACTGGGCAAGCAACGGAAGAAAAGTTATGACTGTTCCGTTTGACGAAAACCCATATTCAGCTTTAGCTGCGTTCTTTAAAACGGACGAAGGTTTAGAGATCTACAAGAACATCGAAAAACGATTGAAATAATCACTGTAGGTAAAGGGTCACCATACGGTGGCCCTTTTTACCTTAAACAAAACAACTATGGCTGTTAGTGTAGATACTGTATATCAGCGTGTTTTAGCTATTCTCAACAAAGAACAAAGAGGATATGTTACGCCAGAAGAATTTAATTTGTTCGCTAATCAGGCACAGCTTGATATGTTCGAGCAATATTTTTATGATATCAACCAGTTCGGTAGAATTCATGGTAATGACACCGAGTACTCAGACATGCTTGACAATTTAAACGAAAAGATAGCGGTTTTTGAGAAAGAAGCTAACCTTACATACTCTAGTGGTAATGGTGCATATTCTGATCCTAGCGACTTATATAGAATTGGTAGTATCATTGTTAACTCTGGCAATGTAGAGGCTGAGAGAGTGGCTAAAAATGAGTTTCTGTACTACAATTTAAGCCCGCTAGCAAAGCCTACAGACGCTAGACCTGTTTATTTCAAGGATAACGATGGTATAAAAGTTTACGGTGCTAGTCAGTTTACCGGAAATACTGACGTAAAAATTCAATACACAAAAAAACCTGCAAAGGTTATCTGGAACTACAACACTGTGTCTGGTAATGCTCAATACAAAGCAACTGGCAGTGTTGATTTTGAGGTACACCCTTCCGAAGAAACTGATCTCGTTATTAACATACTAGCCATGTGTGGTTTGTTGTTAAAAGATCCTTCAGTATACCAAATTTCGGTCGCCGAGGAGCAAAGAGACACGGCCGAAGAAAAAGCATAATAAATGGGTTTATTCAACAGTACAGAACACGCTTATTACACTGGTAGCGATTTTGGTGGTTATCAGTTTGTAACAATAGCAGACTTAGTAAACAACTTTATAGTTGCTTATGTTGGTGAAGACAAGAATATATCTAAGGTAAAAAGAACAGATGTTGCTTTTCATGCTCAGCGAGCTATTCAAGAGTTGAGCTATGATACACTTAGATCTCAAAAATCACAAGAGATAGAAATAGGCCCAGCACTTACAATGGTGCTACCGCATGATTATGTTAACTATGTTAAGCTTACATGGTGTGATTCGTCTGGTGTTGAGCGTATTATATACCCAGCTATCAAGACATCAAACCCTGAGGCAATAAACCAGGACGCCGATTACGATTACATCACTGATGGTACTAACTTAACCCACCCCAGCGACTCAGATACTTGGGATAAGTTTAAAACAGCTACGGGTAATCAAAATTCTGACAACGACACTGCTACATTAGACAGTGCGTTTAACCAGGTGTATGGGCAGAGGTACGGTTTAGAACCTCAGCACACTCAAATGAATGGTACATTCTTTATCGATCCGTTAAAATCAACGATATACTTTAGCTCAGACATGAGCGGTAGAACTGTTACGCTTAAATACATTAGCGACGGTGTTGCTACCGACGACGAGATGCTGGTGCATAAATTTGCTGAAGAGGCAGTGTACAAATACATCGCACACGCTATATTAGCTACAAGAGCAAACACACCTGAGTA